ACTAGCAGAGGCAGATGAACTGGAAAAGATGGCCCCGCAGAATGATTACGAGGCGTTGGTCTTTGGCTTATGGCTGGCACTCACCGCGCCCAAGGAGGACGAGAGGTATGATGAGTGTGTTGCTATAGCGGAAGGAGCAGCAAGAAGGTTAACCGAAGAAGAGGTAGAGCAAGCACAAGAAGAAGCAAAGAGACACGTTCGGTGGCACAATAACATGAGTAACTAAAAAATATGAGTAAATATACAGTAACCGTTCCAGTTCTTCATCATTACACCCTAGAAGTGGAGGCCAGCTCAATCAAGAAGGCAATCAACAAGGTGTACGATGAAGGGGGCAAAAGGATAAAGGACTCATTTGCGGCCACGCTACCCCCAGAAGATGATTACGGATGCCACACAGTAACAGATGAAACAGGGGCGGTGACGTTCTACACAACCAAGACGGTCAACCGCAAAAGCTGGTAGTAATTCCCCCACCTCCACGCCATTCCCTTGACTTGGGGAAAAACTGTGTAACACTAATTCCGTGGGTGATACATGGTCGGTTGGAGATAAGTTTTGGAAGAGGGTAGATGATTACCCGCCTGTGTTGTGCAGGTTAATGGCCAAGCACCGACCCGGCCCAGCCTTATCCACGGGTGAGATCGCCAAGAGGTCGGGCCTTTCGGAGTATGATGTGCTTGCCTTGTCGGAGTTGACAACGTGGGACGGCATTAACTTATCCATCTTCAAGCGTTTCACTACTGCCTGTGGGGTGGACTTCCTTGATTCGGTTAGCATGAAGTACGTCAGGGATTACCTTCGCAAGCGGCCCATCAGGTTCAAGTATCTAAAGACTACGGTTGAGTGGGATGATTACTATGTCCCCTTGATCCACAAATGGAGGGAGAGCTATGCAGTTAAGCGAGGAATGCCAACAGGAAATTGACCGGAGGTGTGCCGAGAGCAAGACCATCGGGATCAATGAGAAGGCAATCGGGGTAATCAATGAGAAGATGGAGAAGCTGCTGGCTAATCTTATTCAAAGGAAGATGGCGATAGAGGTAGTAAGAGAGAGGATAGTCAGGGCGGTGACGGATGAAGCCACACTTGAGATGAGGAAGGCGTTCATTAACAAGGTAAGATCAGATAAGGAAATAGAATTGTTTAATACTTGGAACCATGAAAGCTAAAGACGCACTAGATGAGATGATAGGGTACATGGAGGCTGTAGGTAAGTCTCCGAAGACAGCAGATAATACTTGGAGAGAGGTGGAATATTTCCTTCACATCACCGAGCTGACGGACAAGAGTGTTAAGGGCATAGACGAGTACATCCTTAACGACTACCTCAATAACCCCGAAAAGTTTGGGATACACCATGTGACCTCGGTGAGTACGAGGAGATACAAGCTCACAGCCATTAAGACTTTCCTAAACTATTGCGTAGCCAAAGGGTGGAAGGAGGACAATCCGGCATCCTTGGTGAAGGTGAACATAAGGAAGGTTCCACACAGCAAGAGGGAGCCGAAGAAGAAGGAGGCATTCACGCCGGAGGAGATCAGGTATATGGTGGCCAACACCGAGGGATTCTGGAGGGCAGCCATCCTTATTGCATTGGAAACAGGGCTTCGCATGGGGGACATCGTTCAACTGGAGTGGGATTGCTTCACCCCTGACTCCATCATTGTATGGACAGACAAGAAGGACAAGAGGGTGGAACTGAAGATGAGTGCCAGACTTCGCAAGACCATAGCTTTCCTGCCCTGCGAGGATGATGAGTACCTGTTCCCCGATCAAAGGAAGGATTACCTAATGGAAGAGGACGGAGGCAGGGGCATGAGGACTTGGTTCCCTGTTACATTCAAGAGGATGATGACCTCATTCGGGATCGAGGGTAAGACCTTCCACTCCTTGAGGGTAACACACGCCAGTAGGCGCAAGCAGGGCGGGGAGGACGTTGAGCAGATCGCAAAAGACTTGGCCCACTCCAGCTCAAGGACAACGAAGAAGCACTACATTACTTGAGGAAAGTTGCTTTCAGTAAGGGCGAGCGTAAGGCTATCCATCTGGCTTTGGAGGAGTCAAAGGGGAACGTAGCTGAAGCGGCCCTATTGGTTAACATCCCGAAGTCCAAGCTGTATAACCTAATAAGGGGAGACGAAGAGTTTAACGCAAGGTGGAGCAAAGACCCTGTTGAACCGCCCACCAAGAGTGAGGTGGTACACAGACCTAACCCATCCGTACAGTTCGCAGACAGGCTGAAGGATGAGGAAAGGGCGTTATCGCATGGTTTGGAGGCAGTAGGTATTGTTGGTAAAGCAAAGGAGGAGGCCATAGCAGCCGCCGCCTTCAGCAGTATCCACCTCCAGGCCATGCGTCAAATGACAGCGGGAGGAATACTCAAGGACTTCACGCAGCTTGGAGTTCTGATGGAGGAAATCAAAGGGGAACTATCCGCTGGCCAAGAGGAGGAAAGAGAGAAGACCTTGTATGAAGCCTTGTTTAATACCGTTAAGTACAGGAATGAAATCAACAGGGACATTCTTAAAGGCGCGCTCATTGACGCACAGATAAAAGCAAAGCAGAATGATAAGAGTAAGCCGCGAGGCAAACCGGGATTCACCCCAATGAACAACATCATAGTGCAAACAGATGCCACGAAAGTAGAAGTGAAGGATGCCAGTAAGGGGACCTCTAACTGACGAGGAGGTTGAGGCTCTGGCGCATACCGCTGTGTCGGAGGAGGCCAAGCCCGAATGGTATCCAGACCTCAACACTACCCAGAAGAAAATCTTCGATGACAACGCTGGGTTTATCCTTGGGTACGGGGAGAAAGGATCAGGGAAAACCATCGGCTTCGCCCACAAACTAACCCGACATCTCTACGAGGAGGAGAATGCGCTGGTACTAATCATTGCCCCCAGCATACGGACAGGATCAGAGGGTATCTGGCATGATCTGGATACATTGGTGCTTCCACTATGGGAGGAGGGGATAGGGCTTGAATACACCGAAGCGAAGCTAGACCCCAACACCAAGGACAGGCATCGTTGGGTAAGGAATAGATTCGGTGGGTGGGGCAAGATGCTGCTGGTATCCATCCCTTACGCTGCTGCTGTTCAGGCTAGAATCAAGGGGCCAGCGCCAAGCCATGTCTATGTGGACGAGCTTACCCAATGTGACGGGGTGGAATACTTTCGCTACCCAGCAGCCCAGCTAGGGAGAAGGCGTGGCATCCGTGGGCCACAACAGTTCTGTGCAAGCTGCAACCCAGAGGGGCCATCGCATTGGGTCTACAAGCAGTTCTTCGAGGACATCATAGATGACAAGGGTAAGAGAGATAAGCGGTACAGAATCTATCATGTCCCTATCAAGGAGAATACCAAGCGGTTGCCGGAGGGGTATGTAGATAACCTTGAGGCCATCCTAAAGTCTGATCCCGTTGAGTGGCGGCGACTGATCGGGGGGGAGTGGGTGGATCGGCCAAGCGGTGAGGCTTTATTCAGGGACTACTACACACCAGAACTCCACTTGAAAGGGGACGAGATTAAGGGCAGTGGACTCATGCCAAAGGTAGGGCATCCCATCATAGTGGGCTACGACTTGGGGCAGGTGTACTCAGCCGTGACCTTTCTCCAGATGATACCAACCAAGCGCGGCAACCTTTGGACTGTCTTCGATGAGGTGGATTATCTGGGTGAACGCCATCTATACAAGCGGCTATGCCAGCAGATCATTAAGCGCATGGACTACTGGAATCAGAAGATGGACACGGACTTTCACTATGAACACATCACCGATTCAAGTGCTATCAACCAATGGCATCCGGGTGGGGAGGGAAGCTACGATAGCTGGGATTTTGAGAGGTACAGCGAGGGTAGGATCAGAATGGTTGGCTGTCCCAAGGGGCAGGGCAGCGTCGAGGCTAGGGTCAGGCTGCTATCCGGCAAGCTGTTCCAAGATGAGTTCTATGTCAGCGCACAATGCCCCAACACAATGGATATGCTAATGAAACTAGAGGCATCCAAGAAAGACCCAACCAAGCCCAAGCGCAGCCGGTACATCCACAAGTTTGATAGCGTGACCTACCCAATCTTTAAGCTGGAACTGAATGGTCAGGCCCATGCTCCCAGGGCGAGGGACATTAAGGCCAACTTAATACATTGCGGAATTACTTGAATGTAACACTAGTTAAGGGTATTACAACGACATGGCGAATCTGAATGATAAGGTTGTCCTAGATTTAACCGACGATTCCGAGCTGGCGGGATATGTGGCGAGCAAGAGTCCGGGCGAGGAATGCACCATGACTATCACCGCCTCACTCGACGAGCAGACAGACGATCAAGCTGTGTTCTCTGTTAAGGAGGTTTCGGTGCAACAGTACGGGGATGAAGAAGAGGGCGGCAACAAAGAGGCGGTACTGGCGGTAATGCTGGGCGAGGGCAAGGCAAGCAACAAGGCGAAGGCCGAATCCTATTGAGTGCAAGTGTATTCCTACTGGAACAACTACATGACCGCGCTGGTGTCAGCAATGGGTGGGGAAGGCGAAGGGTTAAGAGTTGCGCCAAGTTCCTCAACGTCACGCTGGATGAATTGGCTGCCCGTAGCTGCATACGCCCGTGGGTGCTGAAGGAATGGATGAAGAATGACAAGGTCCCTCCTTACATTGCGTTGTTATTTTACTTACAGGAACAGGCAGAGATAGAGGCTAGATATGATTGATTTTGATATACTAAAGGAACACGGAACCACAAACGAAAGGCTGCGGGAGGTGATGTCTGCCAAGCTGCCCTCGAAGGTGGTGCTGGATAAGATGGCCAAGGCTGATGTCAAGGCGTTGGAGAAGGACATCGAGAAGAGGGAGTCGTTTGAAAAACTGATAGCCAGCAGGATAACTGAAGCCATCACCTTCTCGCTACGCAACCATCACCTCTACAGCTCTGTTGATCTGGCGTGGGATAGCAGTCCCCTTAACAGTAAGATTATTCCCTTGGTCATGTATGCACAGAAGAGGATTAGCGTGTCCTCCTGCGTCAAGGAACTGGATAAGCTGAAGGTCACGGACAAGTATGTGAAGAGGGGGGCAGCCGGTCAGCCTGATGAGATTGATCTGCCAAAGTTTTTCGAGGTGAACATCAACCTAGTGAGGAGCTTCGTAACCCGCCGGTTGGCAGCGCAGGTCAACAAGTACAACAACCTGTATCCTTTCTTTAAGTACGACCCCCGAAGCACAAGCACGGCTGGCAAATTGAGGGCTGATGCCTTGTCGCAGCGGGTCGAGATCATGTCGGATCAGTACGACTACAGACACTTTCAAACGCAGGTGGTCAGGGATATGTTCCTCTATGGCCATAGCATAGCATTTCCGCGAGCGGCTTGGGAACGGGAAGTTCATTGGGAAAAGGCAAATCCAGAACTAAATGACAACACGGCCAAAACAAAGGTCACAAAGGAAGGGGTTTGTTG